GTAATGTAACATTATGTCCTTGGTTGGTCGGGGATGAATGGAAATTACTTAACAAAATAAGTGGAAAATACATTTTTGGTCATTTTGAATTACCATCATTCTTTATGAATTCTCTCGTCCAAATGCCGGATCATGGCGAACTTCAGCTAGAAAATTTCCAAAATTATGAACTTGGATTCAGTGGACATTTTCATAAACGTCAAGCACGTGGAAACATGCATTATATTGGCAATGCATTCCCGCATAATTATGCAGACACCTGGGACGATGATAGAGGAATGATGATATTAGAATGGGGTGGTCAACCAGAATATCATGCATGGCCTAAACAACCAACATTTAGAACTCTAAAATTAAGTGAATTAATAGACAATGCAGACAATGTTCTCAAGGAAAAACAGCACCTTAGAGTATCATTGGACATTGATATTTCATTTGAAGAAGCCAGTTTTATTAAAGAAAAATTTATTAGTGACTATGGGTTGCGTGAATTGACTTTAATAGCAGAGAAAAAAGTAGCAGAAATTAACAACAATATTGATATCCAAGGATTTGAAAGTATTGACACCATTGTTTCAAACCAGTTACTAAGCATCGAATCAGATGCATTTGACAAGAACACACTATTATCAATTTATAACGGATTATAAATTAAATGACAATTGAATTTAAAGAACTAACAGTAAAAAATTTCATGAGTATTGGTAACCAAACACAAGCCGTGAATTTCAATAAAGAAAATCTTACCTTGGTTTTAGGAGAAAACCTAGATCAAGGTGGTGATGACAGCGGTAGTAGAAATGGTACTGGTAAAACTACAATAGTAAATGCGCTAAGCTTTGTCCTATTTGGTGTTGCCCTATCTAATATTAAACGTGATAATTTAATCAACAATATCAATAATAAAAACATGTTAGTTACACTGACATTCAACAAAGACGGGGTTGATTATCATATCGAACGAGGCAGAAAACCAGCTATTTTCAACTTTACTAACTTATCAGATCCAGAAAAAAATCAAGAAAGTGATAGTCAAGGCGAATCCAAAGATACACAAAAAGATATTGATTTACTATTAGGAATGAGTCACGATATGTTCAAACATATAGTTGCACTTAACACATACACAGAAGCTTTTTTATCTATGAGAGCCAATGATCAACGTAATATCATGGAGCAATTACAAGGTATAACCATCCTTAGTGAAAAAGCAGATGTACTTAAAGAACAAATAAAAGTATCGAAAGAAAATATTATCAAAGAAAATGCTGAAATTGAAGCTATTAAAAAGTCAAATGAGAAAATACAACAAAGTATTGATACATTACTCATGCGGCAAAAAGCATGGAATAAACAACACCAGCTTGATTTAGAAAAGATTGCAAAATCAATAGTAGACCTAGAAGGCATCGATATTGAAAAAGAATTACAAGCACATGCTGATGTAAAAGTTTTTGATAAAAAATCAGCTGAATCAAAAAGCTTGAATAAAGAACTATTAACTTTACAAACTGCACTGACTCAAGCAACTAAAACATTGACAAAAACTGTTAATGACTATGAAACATTGCATTCAAAAAAGTGTCCTGCGTGTGAGCAAGATTTACATGATCACAAACATGATGAGATGTTAACTAATGCGTCTAATAATGTTATTGAAGCGCAACGCTATCATGATAAAGTGTCAGCCGAATGGACTAAAACAAATAACGCGATCAATGCAATAGGCACGATTGGAGAACGCCCAATAACATTCTATAAAACAGTTGAAGAAGCATTAACTCATCAAAATAACATGCAGTCTTTAGAATCAGTTTTGATTTCCAAAGCAGCAGAAACTGATCCATATCAAGATCAAATTGACGATTTACGTGGAGAAGCAATGCAGGTGATTGATTGGGAACGAATTAATGTTATTACCAAAAATAAAGATCACCAAGAGTTCTTATTAAAATTGTTGACTAATAAAGATAGTTTTATTCGTAAAAAAATTATTGACCAAAACTTATCATATTTAAATAATAGGTTAACCTATTATTTGGATAAAATGGGATTACCACACAATGTTGTATTCCAAAATGATTTATCCGTTGAAATTACCCAAATGGGTAAGGATTTAGATTTTGATAATCTATCAAGAGGTGAACGCAATCGTTTAATCCTTGGTCTTTCATGGGCATTTAGAGATGTATGGGAAAGTTTATATCAAGGTATTAATTTAATGTTTATAGATGAGTTAATTGACAATGGATTGGATTCAAGTGGTGTTGAAAATGCATTAGCAGTACTTAAAAAAATGGCTAGAGAAAGAAATAAAAATATATTCTTGATTAGTCATAAAGATGAGTTAATTGGTAGAGTTAATAACGTATTAAAAGTTGTTAAAGAAAACAATTTTACATCATACGCTACAGATTTAGAGGTGACAGAATGATTGGTTGGCTATATAGAATAATAGTTGGGTATTTTGATAAATGTGAGCATCAATGGGAAACTGAAGAAGTGTATCGGGTGTTAGATGATAATGGTAGCATAATAGGTAGAGCCGTTTATGCTAGATGTAAAATCTGTGGGAAGCCCCACAGATTTAATCAATATTAAAAATACTTGACAAGTTGCAATTTATAAGGTATAATATGGGTAAAAAAGCTGAACCGAAACAACAATATTCTAGTAGAATATATGATTGGCAATTGGGGAAAATACCAGAGGATGAGTCAACGCATGATGAATTATTACATGCGTTTCAACAATATTATAAAGCCAATTTACATTGGATTAGATCTGGGACTAAACGATCTGCACAAGATGCTAGGTATTGGCTAAATGAAATCAACAAACTCTGTGTTGATAGAAGAAAAGTGATTCTTGGATGGATTAAAGAAATCAAATCCGATAGGGAAAGAGATTTTAAACCAGGAAGTAAAAAGAAACGCAAAGAATTTTATCAAATTCAGGGTAGGCTTGATTCTAATAAAGATAACTAAATAATTCCACCATTATAACCTCCAAAGATAAATACATTTATTATAAAATAGCATATTGGAGGTTATAATGGATTACGGGCACTGGTTATTTAATATTGAATTTACTACTAATGAATGGTTCGGTTTTATCTATAAAATTACAGAACTTGATTCTGGTCGTGAATATATTGGTAAGAAACAATTTTTCAATACTACTCGAAAAATCGTGAAAGGTAAGAAAAATAGAAAAAAAGTAATTTCTGAATCAAATTGGAAAGTTTATACAGGATCATCAGAGCATCTAAATGCTCAAATTAGTATAAAAGGTAAAGAAAATTACAAATTTGAAATATTATCTTTACATAATTCAAAAGGGTCGTTGCACTACGCTGAAGTAGAATATCAAATTACACACAATGTCCTTCGTGAATTGTTAGATGATGGAATTACAAAAAAATACTTTAATAGAGCAGTTGCAGGTGTTAAATTTATTCCACCACTAGAATCAGCTGATGAAACTAGAATAGCGATAAGTAAAATCCTCACAGGAGATGACTACACAATAACTAAAATGACTGTGGCGGATTATGAAAAATGGTTGGATGACCATTACAGAGGTGAAAATAATCCAATGTTTGGCAAAATCCCTCATAACAAAAATAAATCATTTGATGAATTATATGGTGTTGAAAAAGCAGCCAAATTAAAAAAATTGTTAAGCAATTATGCAAAACAGCAATTTCTAGATGGTAAAATGAAACACGGTAAACATTCCGATGAAACTAAAGAAAAATTAAGACAGGCAAATATAGGCAAACACAAAGGCAAAAATAATAACATGTATGGAAAACCATGTTACTATAAAATGGATGAAAAACAAATTGAGACTTGGAAAGAAAACATAAGTAAAGCAACAAAGGGTAAAAAATTATCAGACACCCATATAACTGCAATGAAAAAAAATTGGGATAATAACCCAATTAGAAAAAAAGAACATTCCATTCGGCGTTCAGAAATGAATAAAATATTGAGTGAAGAACACAAGAACGCAACCCGGCAGTCAAATATAAAACGTGGATATGATACTACTAGAAAAAAGGTAGAAAATGATTTGGAAAGATATGTTAATATCACTAGATTATTGAGCAATGGTATATCAGTAAAGGAGATTGCTATTGAGACCGATTCCATATATAGATTAGTTTGGACCATTTCGAAAAAAACAGATTATTATGTATCTATAATAAACGATATAAAAGGCACACAATAGATATCATCAGGCAAATTAACCACACAATTTAAGGCATTTATAGGCAATAAAACTTCTGATACACTCGCACCGGTGGTTTGATAGGTGCCGTTGGCAATGGAATGTTCTTCGCATTGAGCGTAACAACTGAGCAGAAGCAGTGACTGATATAACTACCCACACCTCGTGTTGTGGATGATGATTGGATACGCCTTCAGTAAAACCAATTTTATATCTTTGAACAAATGAAAAAAGGCTAAATGACTGGGTAATTCCCAGACGTATTAGGAATATGACTAGCGTATTTTCCTAATGCCACCGTTGGAACATAGAAACAAAAGACGCACTTCGAGGTAACGGCCAACCGCCTCTGTAATCAGTGTAACGCTAGGTAATGAAGTCAACTCAGATGAAATTATTTTTTTGCTCCCGAAAGGGGGCAAAAGTGTGTAAATCGTAATCTAGATGAATATGTACAGGGGTAAGATGTTTTATCATTATTGAATTAAGAGCGTTAGCGAATATGGGATGAGCGTTAGCGAAGACCAGGTGAACTCCGTTCACCTCTACATGATATGATAAATAATGAATAATATATGGATAATTACGTATGAAAGTTAAAGAAATTATTGAAAATAAGAATGAAAATATAAATGAAGGATTCTTATCTACTCTTGGTACAGGAATGGGGAATATCTTAAAGATTGCTAATCTATTGGGAGCAGGATATATATTTGGTTCTTACATGTGGGCAAAATATAAACTTCAAAAGCAATTGGAATCAAAACAGATTACAAAACAACAATATGATCTGGAAGAAAAGAAACATTTCGATATATTAGTTGAAAAACTAGTATTGATCCTTGCTGCGAGTGTATTCCTTAAAACATTTTCTGGTTTTTCACAGTTATTACGTATTTTACCATTTGGTGGTGTGATTGCCTCGGCTATTGGATTAGGAACTGCGGCTATTAATAGTGCGGTGATTGTCGTGGTAGCAACTGGAGAAGGGAAAAAAATATTAGTTCAGGTTATCTCAGAAGGACTATTAAATGGAATGACTGATACATTTTATGCATTACTGGAAGACTTTAAGCAATTAATATCTAATACAATCTCTCTTGGAAAAGAGTATTACCAAACTGGTAAATTACCAGAACCAAAGTATGAACCTAAAGTGGGATCACCGGATTATATACCTAGTGCTGCTGAAAAAGCAAATACCGATGCAGGAATTAGTACCAGACCAACTCTTGCACCACTTGATTATTCAAAAATAAAAATTTAAATTAATGCAATTTGAGTTTCTTTTGTAAGCTCAATATGATCATTAATAATAGAATTCATTATATCAATGTCTTCTTGTGAATATGTATGGAGTAAATCATTAATATTTACTCCACCTCTCATATGCCAACTAATTCTAAAAAGTTCTTCTTTAAAATGAAGTATTTCATGATCTAGCCCAACGAGATATTGCTCGATCTCACTATTATTCATTCTCGTTAGGCGTTGGCGAAAAAACTTGCGTTATCCATTTCAATCTCAACTTCATTAACAGCACCACATTCAACGCATTTTACTGATAATGATGGTGCTTTCCATAACATGCTATTGCTATCTAATTTCTCTTTAATTTTCTTAATAACAGAATCGTCACAATTATCAATCCATTCTTTAATATAACCATATTCTGATACTACCGATGATGGTGTTTCAATATAATCAATACTAGCAACTAACGATTTGTTTTGTAAAACAGCAAACTCTTCATAAATTCTAGAAACAATTTCTTGACGTTGCTTATCATCTTCTATATCTTGCGATTGAAATAATTGTTTTTGTAAAGTGAAGTTTTCTAAACCCAGTGCGGTTGCTTGTTTATATGATAACGGTTTTAATTTCACTACTAAATCATCCACAACTACATTTGGGTCGAATTTACCTGAAGAAAAATGCTGCAAAAATTGTGATATATCTGCATCATAATTACTTTCAGTATTACAATGATTGCAAGTGGTCATAATATTCATTACATTTCCAAATGTAGCAATTCTAATAGCAACTAGTAAACTATTAATATCCAAATTAGTGATGTCCCATGCATTTAAAATATTTGGGCAACAACTTTGAATTATTTTTACTGTACTTTCACCATTTAATAATGCATCCGGTGTCTTAATAATAATCTGATCCATGCCTGTCATTCCATAAATTGGCATATTTTCAATATTTCCAGTTATAGAACTTGGGTCATTATATTTCCCTAATGATGGTAATTTTAAGTAAATTTTAGGCTGTCTGAAGTAGTTTTGTAAAGGATTTGACATGTATTCTCCGCTAAATATAAGAGTATTTATATACTCATTTTTATGGAAAAATATTATGGCAACTGAAACTGAATTATTAATGTCTGAGTTAAGAAACTTTACTAAAAAACTTGGATTAGGATTATCATCATTAGACCCTATGCAAAGACCAGTTGCACAATGGCAATCATTATCTCAGCAAGGAATTAATTTCAGTGGAGATGCGATTGGCCTTCAAACTAGTATAAAAACTACTCGAATGAGTGTAGATGAATGGTCAAACGCGATCTCTGCAGCTCAACAAGGCTTTACGTCACTCGGTGGATCTATGGACGAAAGCGCCAAACGATTTACTATATTGTCTAGAGAATTTTCTGATACCTCTGCAGCTGATTCTCTAAAACAAATTGGCTATACAACTGGTGAGTATAATGAAGTATTGGCATTAACTCTTGCTAGTAACAGACGATTAACACTTCAAGATGCTTCATCAAAGGCCGAAGCATTTAAAGCAACTGAATCATTAGCAACTGAAATGGATAAAGTTGCTCAAATGACTGGTGTTTCAAGACGTGAACAAGAAGATGCATTACGCGAAAAACAAAAAAATGCACGTACTCAAATAGCAATAGAAGATGCAATTGCCGCCGGTGGTAAGGATGCTGCTATTTCATACCAAAAAATGTCAACTGATCTTAAAGGTATGGGATTAGATAAACTTGGTGATGAGATATATGCTGGACAACAATTCAGTAAATCATCCATATCGATGTTGACTGCATTGGGACCGGCTGGTACAGAGCTACAAAATTCTATTGCAGCAGTACGAGATGCCACCAATGAATCTGAACGTGCTGATGCAAACGCTAGATTAGAACGTGCCCAAGTTGCAGTTGCTGAAAGACAACAATCTAAGGAATATAGAGATTTAGCTAGACGCGGTGAAGGTGATGTTGCAGACGCAGCGAGAGCAGCATGGTTGTCAGCGCAAAATTACCGCGAAAGTTTAGCAAAAATTGCTGAAGAAGGCAACGTATCATATGCGAAAGCAAACGAAATAGCACAAGCAACGATTAAAAGCAGACAAGAAAATAGAGATCCACAAACTAACGAAAAAAGTGCTGGAGCAGCCGCAACTGAATTATACATTAAATCAATGTCTAGAGTTTCCGATGCACATGTGAAATTTTATGAAATATTACAAGCAACTAATGAACGATTTGGTGCTGCTGCATTAAGATCAGGTAGTATAGAAGATTTGAAAAATGTACAAAATGGTAAACCATTTTCTAAGCGAGCATTTGGTGAACAAGCAGATAGAATGGAAGATGATATTCGTAGAGGAGAATTATTTAAAAATCTTAACAGACTTCTATATATAGGTTCAGAAATGGCTGGCCATATTACAACGATGACTACCGATTCTATAAAAATTGGAACTTTATTTGTGAATCCAGGTGGTAAGACAGAAGTAGAAACTATCGAAAAAAATAAATCAAACAAAGAACAAGCTGAACCAACGAATAAAAAATCGATGGCTGATGGTTCTAAAGCTTTGTTTGGTGATTGGTTTGGTGGCAATTTTGGTGCAGGGGAAGATGTAACATTACATGGTAATGAAGCAGTAATTCCACGTGAAAAATTAAATGCATTTTTATCAGATATGCAATCACAAATGGGGAATACTAATTTTAAATTTGTTGATAATATGATGAGTGAAATGAAAAATAATATGACAAATATTGTACAAAAAGAAGAGAAGCCAATTGAAAATGAAGGAAAACAACCAAATAAAGTACAAGAAATTCCACAAATTAACACTTTTGGAACAGTTACATTAAAAGAAATTGATGAACAGCTGAGAATGTTAAATACAACAATGGGGAGATTAGCTGCCACAACTTCTGAACTATTAGATACTAGTACAAAACAATATAGAGTCACAAAACAACTATCCCCGAATTTAAATTCAAGATAAAGGAATACACGATGTCATGGAAAAAACACTTTACACCAGTAGATGTTGGTAATTCATTAAGCCCGTTATCAGGTGCCAATGGATTAGCAAAAGCTGGTCCCGCTAGAACAAATTATTCTAGTTATTTACCAGATGTATATACTGGTAGTCCAAATAGAGTTGATAGATATCAACAATATGAAGTAATGGATAGCGATCCAGAAGTTAATGCTGCGCTCGATATTCTAGCAGAATTTTGTACAGATAAATTGAAAGATAAAAAAAGTCCATTTTCAGTTAAATGGCGCAGTAAGGCTACAAATTCTGAAGTTAGAATATTGGGAGAATATTTACAACAATGGTGTAAAATTCAACAATTTGACACACGAATTTTTAGAATTGTTAGAAATGTATTTAAATATGGTGATGCATTTTTTATTAGAGATCCAGAAACACAAAAATGGTCATGGGTCGATCCTAGTAAAATTATTAAAATTATTGTTAATGAAAGTGAAGGTAAAAAACCTGAACAGTATATTATTAAAGATTTGGCACCAAATTTTGAAAATTTAGTTGCAACACAAATTACACCAAATGTTAATCCAAGACAAAATGGTGGCGGAGTTATTCCAAGTAGCGGCTACTTAGGCGCTAATTCAACCCAACGTGGCACATCTGGTGCATATCCAACTAGTAGTTCTGGTAGTCGCTGGGGATTAGCGGAAACCGAACACGCAATAAATGCTGAACATGTTATTCACTTATCTTTATCAGAAGGCTTGGATAATAATTATCCATTTGGTAATAGTTTATTAGAAAATGTCTTCAAAGTATATAAACAAAAAGAATTATTAGAAGATGCAATTTTAATTTATCGTATTCAACGTGCTCCAGAAAGACGTGTATTCCATATTGATGTTGGTAATATGCCTAGTCATTTAGCTATGGCATTTGTTGAACGTGTAAAAAATGAAATTCATCAAAGACGTATTCCAAGTCAATCTGGTGGTGGGCAAAACGTTATTGATAGTGCATATAATCCATTATCAATTAACGAAGATTATTTCTTTCCAATGACTGCTGATGGACGTGGTAGTAAAGTTGATGTATTACCAGGTGGTACTAATTTAGGTGAAATTGATGATTTAAAATATTTCACAAATAAATTATTCCGTGGTTTACGAATTCCAAGTTCATATTTACCTACTGGTGCGGATGACAGTCAAGCATCATTTAATGATGGTCGTGTTGGTACTGCATATATTCAAGAATTGAGATTTAACAAATATTGCGAGAGACTTCAAAACTTAATCACTGAAGTATTCGATATTGAATTTAAATCATATATGCATTCACGTGGTGTAAACATTGATTCGAATTTATTTGAATTATCATTCAACCCACCACTCAATTTTGCTAGTTCAAGACAGGCTGCATTAGATACTGAACGCATTAACACATTTAACACCATTCAACAATTACCATATATGAGTAAACGTTTCGCTATGAAACGATTCTTAGGATTAAATGAAGATGAAATGGCAGAAAACGAACGTTTATGGGGAGAAGAATCTGGTAAAGGTCAACCAACCCACACAGATTCAGCAGGTGAAATGAGAAGTGCTGGCTTATCCGCTGGTGGTATTGAAGGTGATTTAGGTATGGCCGGGGATCTAGGCATACCTCCAGAAATGGAAGGAGATCTACTACCAGATTCAACTGGTAATGTTCCAGGCGCAGCACCTGGAATGGGGCAAAATCCACCCCCCGTGAGCCCAATGTGATAAATACATTATGATTTTAAGAGAATTATTTTATATTGATCCAGATACTAGGCAAGTGGCTAGTGACTTACGTTATGACCCAAAGCATGACGAAAGCACTATGCACAGAGGTGATACTAGAAAAACTCGATTAACTTTGAGACAAATTAATGAGATTCGTAAAAGCAGCGAAGCTCATATTTTGGAACAAGAAAGTGAATTAAGTTTTATTCATAGCATGTACGCCCCTGCACCGGCACAACCTGCATAATAAAACGCCAAAAATACAGTTTTTTAACTATTATAAGGCGTTTTTTTATAAATATTGTAAATAAGATACAGCCTTGCATGTAGATATCATAGGAGGATAAACATGACTGATCGCGCACAATTTGAAGCTATGCTAGAAGCTTTGATCAATGAAGATCAAGAAACAGCGAAAGAAATTTTCCACAACATTGTTGTTGGAAAATCACGTGAAATTTACGAAGAATTATTAGAATCAGATTTTCCTGGTGCTGAAGAAGAGGAAGAGGAAGAAGAATCTTCTGACGAACCTGCGGAAGATGACAGCGAAGACGATGATGCAGTAGACGCATTTGGTGATGAAGAAGACGATTCAGAAGATGATTCAGAAAACCCATTTGGCGATGAAGAAGATGACGAAGAAGGTGACGGTGATTTAGAAGACCGCGTACTTGATTTGGAAGATGCTTTGGAAGAATTGAAAGCTGAATTCGAAGAATTGTTATCTGGTGAAGAAAGCGAACCAGAACACGCCGATATGTTCGGCGGCGAAGAAGAACCAGCATTTGGTGACGAAGCAGGTGAAGAAGATGAATTCGGAGCTGACTTGGGTGACGATGATCAAGAAGTTAAAGAAATTCACCACTATCACCACGATGGAGATGCTGTTGATGAAGAATTCCAACAATTTATGGAATATGTAAACAAAGTTGCATTACCAAAACATGGTGACAATGGCGTTAATAACAAATCAGTTATTGATAACATGAAAAATAATATGGGTGGCAAAGTGATTGGCCGTTCAGCTGATGAAACCAAAGGCGGAACACAAGGCGGTCTATTAAACCCAAGCACAAAACCATTAAACAGTGGCAACGTAAACGTACCTGGTAACTCAAAAGCACCTAAATTAAATTCGGTGAGCAAAGGCCATGGTGCTGAAAAGAAAGGCGCTGGTGAAAAATCAGTTGCTGATAAAAGCATTATAGGCGGCAAGTAAGATATGTTGCATCTCCGAGAAAATCTAAGTTTTAACGAAGCACAGATAATCGTTGAATCTGACGATAGAGAAGGTAAAAACTTGCATATGTCGGGTATCTGCATTCAAGGAGGTATCCGCAATGCAAATCAACGTGTTTACCCTGTGAGTGAGATTAGCAAGGCTGTTAAGACCCTTAATGATCAGATTCAGAACGGTTATTCCGTACTCGGAGAAGTAGATCATCCAGATGATCTAAAAATAAATTTGGACCGTGTATCACATATGATAACTAATATGTGGATGGATGGTCCAAATGGTTATGGCAAGCTTAAAATCTTGCCAACCCCTATGGGACAACTAATTAAAACAATGTTG